CTGGTGCCAAAAACAGCCTGAGCGTATTGAGTGGCGGCAGCGGCGGTGCCGAAGTCAGCTTCAACCGCTGCGGCGTTGCGGTAGCTGCGGAAGCGCTCAGCGCTGTTGATAACGCCCTCTTCGCTGGTCAGCACGGCGATGATGTTCATGTTGTCCGTCTGGGCAAGCTGGCCCTCGGGGATCAGCGCCACATTGACGACGTTCGTGATGCTTGCGTTATTGCTCATAAATCAATCCTCGTTCGCCGATGATGCGAAGCTGTGCGGTGTCTATTCGGAGTATATCAACAACAACAGTTGGAGAATAATGCACTTGGCATTCCAGTTGCATGCGCTCGCCATATTGCTGGCCGGTCAGCGACTTTACGTCAGTGGCCGGGCCCGGGTGCCAGAGGGTCAAGCCAAGCGCATCTTGCAGCTCAAGCGACTTCTGCGAGCGCGCCAACAGGCGGAAATTACGGCAAAGGGTGTGCGCTGTCGGGCCGTAGAAGTCGAACGTAACTGCGCGAGAAACAAGCTCTGCATAGGTCATTTCCTCGGCCACGTCGTCGTACTGCGAAGAGCTTGCCAGGGGCGCGTCACCTGACAGCGCGTCGACGACAATGAAAGGCTGCTCGAAGTCTTTGCGGTCGAAATTTTGGCGACCAATCTTGATCATGGCCTCCGGGTGCGGCAGCAGGTCGCGCACTAGCCGCCCCAACTGGATCAGTATCGGGTCGCTCATAACGTGGCCACCAACAACGGCAGCTTCGTTTCTTCACCGACCACTTCGCTAAAACCATACTGCTGATAGCCCTTACGGAATAGCACAAGCTTGAAGTCACGCCCCTGCCACTCGATATATTGTCCGATGGCCATCGGCGTGACGCTGTGGATTTGGATGTACTCAAGCGAGTAATCGATCTGGCCGACTTGGAGCTTTTCGGGATCGGCAGGCTGAACCACGGCGGCGATAGGCATAGCCGAAACCGTCACGGTCGGCACAAAATCAACAGTCGTTTCGCTGACTGTCTTGAGAGTCACGCCCTGCGCCCAGTCGTCAAGCACGTCGCTCATGTCGATAAGCATTATTCAACCACCCAGGTGATGGCGTTGCGCAGAATGCCGGTGTCGATCAGCACGCCGCTCGATCCTTTGGCGTCTTTGGTGGACCGCTCAATATCAGGCCACGCGCCGTAGCCCTTGGAGCGGAATGCGCCGACGCTGATATTGCGCGCGGCCAGGCCTACGCGGCCCAGCGCCTTATCAACCGCCATGCCAGCCTCAAGCACCAAGTTAAACTGCGTCTGTATGGCAAGGGCAACTCGGCCCTTTTCATCTGCAGCGGGCCGCGCAAGAACGAGCGCATAGGCACGCGAGCTGTACCGTACTCATGCCAGATGCCGACCTCGAGGACTGTCGGTGCCGGGCCTGCCCCGTCATTGGTGTAGGCCTTGCTTGTCGCAGTCTCGCCAGCTGGCAACCCGACCTTGACGCTGCTGGTCTTGGCCTGTTGCATCACGGCCAACTGGTGCTGAACCAGCTTTAGGGTCTGCTCAGGCGTCATACGAACACCGCCCCGATTGCCCGACCGGTCAACAGCCAATAGCGCTGACCGTAGCGGGTCGAGCTGAAGAACGTGGCAAGGCCGCTGCCTGTCGATGCTGTGCCGTAGCTGGCCGACACGCTGCCTACCGACTTGCTTTCTGCGGTGCGCGCGGCGCCAGCGCCCGACAACAATTCCAGCACCAACAAATGAGCGATCAGATTAAGGACCGCCTCTTTGGTGCCGTCGGCGTAGGTCAGGCAGGAATAGGATGGCCAAGAATCGGCGACGCCAGCCACCCACGGGAGTGTCGGAAACCTCGCTTCGAAATCGGCCTGGACAGTCATTTAAACGAACTCAACCAAGCCGAGAGCGATTGCGCGCTTGACCTTGCCGATGATGCGCTCGTCTTGCTGCATAGCCTCGGTAAACTCAGCAGTGCCGAAGCCCGCCAAACCAAGAACCGACATAGGGTTAGCCGACAGGTTGCGGATGAGCACGCGGTCTTCAAGCTCTTCAAGCTCTTCAAGCTCTTCAAGCTCTTCGACTACTTCGACTACTTCGACCAGCTCTTCAGCTTTTGCCTTCGTCATTACAAGCGCTCCAAATAAATGGCCCGTCCTTGGGCCTGGGGAAATTACAGACCGGTGAGGGTGGCGGCTGCGCCGTCCTCAATCACGTCCAAGCCAGCGATGGCAAAGTACGACTCAACGTAGTACTTGAAGCCGCGCTGATCGATGCTCGACACGTTCAGCGGCACCGGCAAACGGAACTGCATACCGCGACGGTTCTGCGACAGAGCAACAGTCACGGAAGCAACGGCAGCTTGACCGGCCTCAGCCTTGTTGGTCATGCCGAAAGAGATCTCCGGGAAGTTCATTTGCAGGGCGCGCAGCACGCTCATGTCAGTGCCTGCAGTGTTCAGGAACTTCGACATTGCCTGGTTGTACACGCTGTTAGGCATGACGACGTGGGTGGCTTTGTATGCCGGCACGTTGAACACGTTGGCGTGTTGGCGCAGGATCAAATCAGCAATTTCCTGATAAAGCTCCAAGCCGGTAGCAGCCGCCGCGGTTACCGCTGCTGTATCGGTGTCCCAGCCGGTGTAGTTCAGCAGACCAAGGGTCTTCTGAGTGCCGTCGCTGCGCTTCTGGCCGATGTAGCCGATGGCGTCAATCTTGCGATTGTAGACCTCGGCGTGCGCTTCCAAGAATCGGGCAGGCAGATTGATGTTCTGCAGCTCTGCCTTTTTAAGCTCCACCTCAGACCAATCAGACTCGGCTTCCATGGAGAACACTGGAATATTGTCGTCTTCGCCGTTCAGCGTGATTTTGCCGGTGGTGTTGGTGTTGGTGCCGGACTCGCGGTAGTCACCTTCAATGGCCAGCTTGAGCTTCTTGATGCTGTCGCTGTAGCCGCCTTCGTTGTTGACCGTGATGCCCTGCAGCAAGAAAGTCAGCTCAGCGTATTCCTGAGTGAAAATCTCGGTCGACAAGTGCTCAAGGTTGCGAGCAAGGATGATGCCGCCTGCGTCGGTGAAGCTGCGCTTGGCGAAAGCCGCTTTGTCTTCGAACGACTTGATGTCGTACAGCTTGAACGGGTCACGCTTGGTGATAGGCATGACTTAAACTCCAGTCAGATATTGAGGAACGAGAACGAGCCAAACGTTGGCTGCCTTCGATTCCCAGAACACACAGCCGGGAACGATGACGTTCGAGGCCGAAACGGTTGTGGCCTTGCCGCTGTTAGCGCCAGCGGCGTTGACCGCGTACACCTGGCCGAATTTGGCCGGGGTTACGCCGGTCGGTACATCGACCGTGACGAAGCCGAAGTTGATCACTTCCGCGACCTGATCCGGCGCAATGCCAAGCTTGGTGTAGGTCAAGTTTTCCAAAGCGCTGGCGATCTTGCGGCGGGCAACGCCGGCAATGACCGGAGTGGCTGAAGCGTCGAGCAGGTCAATGCTGCCGGATGCGTATTTGACGAAGCGGCCCGGAACTAAGGCCTCTTCGAAAACTTCGAAAGCCGACACGTTGTAGGGGGATGCGGCGATAGCGTGACCGCTACCGAGGTCTGGCACGGCGGCCAGTACAGTATTATCAAAAGCCATGGGTTAGGCCTCCATTTCTTTTTTGAGTCGGGCGGTCAAGCTGCTTTCAGCAACGTGGTCCGCGAAGTTTGCATACTGACCGGCTTGCTTTTTCAGCAGCTTGAACGCCACCGGCAACTCGGAGTCAGCAAAAACAGTCGAGCCGTGCTCAGTGGCAAGGGCGTCGCGCATGATCTGCACAGTGCTCTTATCGCCGAAGTTGTAGGTGTCGGGAACGAACGCGCGCGCCTTGTCGATGGCGATGGCATGATTCTTGACGGCTACACCGACGGCTGACTTCACGGCGTCTTTGAACGCGGCGGAGTCAGTCACGGCAACCACAGGCTCTTCGTCCGTGTCCACGGCTTCGTCTTCGGCAGGCTCTTCGTCTTCGACCGGCGCTACTTCTTCGGTTTTGATGCCGACAGCACTGGCAATGTCCATGATTTCCTGCAGCGCTGGCATCAGCTCTTGCAGCTTGTCGACGGGCACGTTTTTGATCGCTTCCGGCAATGCGGCGGCGACCTCGACAATTTGGGATAGGCTAGCCACCCCGTCGGCGTCGGTGAACGCCTTGTGCACTTTCTTCGGCATGATAGCCTCCGGGTTGGGTTTACGATCAATAAAGCGGCAGCCTGAACCGCAGCGGCCCTGGTCTACTACCGCTAGGTGAGTCGGGATAATGTCGCGCTGTTCAAAGTCGTATTTGTCGTGCGCAACGAGTTTTCCGGTGTAGCCAAGCGACAACTCCCGCTTGCCGCTTTCGATGGCTTCAAGCATCAGCGGGTCAAGCGTGAGAAGGTTTTGAATGGCGAGGGTCGATGCCAGAGATTCGTCAAAGGCGTCAATAAGCGCAGATGACGCGACTTTGCTGGGGTTGTCTGCGTCTTCGGTGCCGGGCTCAATATGATCACCC